GCGCTCGGAACCGCCGCCAGCGCATGGTTCGCCTGGCCGTTCGCGCTCACCGCCGGATGCGCCATCGTCAGCGCCGTCTTCGCGCTCATCGCCGGAAGGAAGGACTGACATGACCATCAAATACCTGAGCGTCACCGACGTGTCCAAGCGTCTCGGCATCAGCACCGCCGCCGTCAGCGCCTACAAGCTCCCCCAGCCGGACGCCCTAATAGGCCGCACGCGCGGCTGGCTCCCCGATACCATCGACCAATGGAACGCGCAACGCCCCGGACGCGGTGTCGGCGGTGGCAGGCCACGCAAGCATCCGGCGGAGTGACGTCCGCCCCGGCGCTCATCCGCGAGCGCCGGGGCGGTTTTGTTGTTGGAGGTTGGATGTTGTCAGTCTTGGATCGATGGGTGGCACTGTGCCGTGTTCAGGTATTTGATCGAGACTACATGGTGGATCTGGGTTCCTGGCATTTTTTCCTTGGCCGCGTTCCCCTTGCGTAGGGATTGCGGATAGTAGGGGCCGTCCTCTCCGCTTCTTCCGAGGCCGATGCACCAGACTGTGTTTCCCATGTAGAGGCGTATCCGGCTGTTGCCTGATTCGACCACCATGAATGCGTCGTTCAGTGCGAATGCGCTGGCTATCACGTCGGTCTTCCTCGCGAGCCATCGCGCGTCTCCGGTGGGCGCGACCCTTTTCACCGAGATCCCATGGCCGGACAGGAGGTCGGTGTACAGGCGTCGGGCGGGAAGTCTGCGGGTGCGGTTGTCGTCGGCGTAGTATTCCAGGCCGCATAGGTGGGCGAAGTTCGAGGCCTTCCATTGGATGTCCAGCGTCATCCCGTCGTCGCACGCGATTCTCGTGATCGTTCCGACGAGATTGGCGTATAGTCGGGCTGCCTTTCGGGCCTCGCCAAGCATCCGCCGCTTCGCCTCGGTCACGTTCACGCCCGGAATCCTCCCAGAAAATTAAAAGAGGGGCACCGACCAAGCGCCCCTCCGAAGCCGTGTGGCTGATCTTTTTACAGTCTTCTGCATGACTAGCGTCCCGTTTGCGCGGGAAGGGTCACGGCTCCGGTTGGTCTCAACCGTCTGGCCCAGCCGTTGGGCGAGACATCCAGCTCTCGCTGATGGCGCATCGACTCGCCATCGGATGCCTGCGGCAGCCAGCCACACGCTTCGAACCCGAAACCCTGCCCACCAGCAAAGCAGGTCCGGGTCTCAAGTTCGATTGCAACGATACCCCATGACGGCGGACATTCGTCTCGCCGTGAGCGTGATCCAGACGGTATTCGCACAAAACCACCGGGCCGCCGCGACGGCGGCGGACGACCACGCAAACACGCCGAATAACAAGAAAAACCCCTCCCCAGCCATAGCTGAGAGAGGGGCAATGTGTGGTCAGATTTTCGGTAGCATGTCATACAGTTTTTGAGTGTCCAATGTCACGCCATGCATTCGGCTGAAATCAGCCTCACCGCCGTGTATCCTGTCGGCCTTCACATCCTTCGTGAGCTCGCGCTTCCACTTCGTCCAAAAATCATCATGCTCTTTCTTGGTCATGATGATGATTCTACCGTGCGAAACACAAAAAGCCCCTCCCCCAGCTTAAGAGCTGAGAGAGGGGCGATGTTACATGTGGGCGCAAAATATTCCAACAGGATTTAAACTGCGCGATTTTTTCATGCGAGGTTTTCGATGATCCGCTTCTCGGAATCGCTGAGCGGCCATACCGTCACATCTTCTGCGGCCTTCAGTTCTGCGGCCTTCAGTTCCGCGGCCTTCAGTTCCGCGGCCTTCAGTTCCGCGGCCTTCAGTTCCGCGGCCTTAGCTTCGCTCAGGAGATAGCCGCCGCCGTAGATGGCATTCTTCACGGCCTTCTGCGAGTCGAGAGCCCTCGTGAACGCAACGTCCGAAGCCTTGACGCAGAACTCGACCTGCTTGCCAATCTTCCCGAGCCTGCTCACGGTAAGCAGTTCACGCGGATACGCGTATTTCGGCGGATGCCTGCGTTGCTCTTTCCTGACGCGCTTCACGGTCTCGTCGATCGCGTTGGCCAAGTCCGGCGCGGTGCGGATCAGGTCATCACCGAAACTCGTCACGAACGACGTGTTGACCTGCGCGCCGTTCGCGTATTCGATGGTCGAATCCGTGACGATCATGTGCGCCCCATTGCGCGACGTGCTGGAGAAGATCGTGAGATACGGCGCGAACAGGAAGAACGGAATTTGCTCCGTCCGATAGAACGTGCAGATCTTCGACAGGATGCTGAACGGCGGATTATCCACAACCACCGCACCGCCCGAATAGTCGAACCGCTCGTAGTCGCCGCCCGGATAGAACGGGCGCACCACCTTGCTGGGGTCTATACCGTATTCCCGGCAAGCCCAGTCTTTTATCACCCCATACACTGCGGGGGGGGTATAGCAGTCATCCGTGGTCTTCTTCGGCTTGAATTTCTCCACGAACGACCCATAATCGTCAATCGTCTGCTGTCTGATGCCCATTTTGAAAGTCCTAAAAGCAAAGCCCCTCCTCCATGATGGAGAAGGGGCAAAAGTTAAAAAACGGGTGTAAAAAATTCCACGGACACTACAGTGCCGCAAATTTTTCCACATCCGAGTTTGAGTCTCACGCCAAAAAAATTAATCACGGCGCAGCGGATTGTAGGCTACTCCGAGACCGCTGGCGATGAAGCCGGCCACGGTCGAAATGTAGCCGCCGATCGCGGCGTCGCCGAAGGTCATGAAACCCAAGCCGACGCATGAAGCGATAAGACCGGCAACGTAGACCACGGTGCGCACGCCCTTGGAAAAGACGGGCGTGTAAGCCGTCGGCTGCTGGTTATCCTGACCATCCTCGCACTCGTTGGTCAGATTATTGACCGTGGTCTCCAAAGTCGTTGGCGCTGCATGTTGAGCCATATTAAACCTCCTTAGAATCGTCCTTGGTTGAGCGCCGACTGCAGGGCGCGTGCGGTGGCGGGGCCGAAGCTCGCGTCCTGAGCCAGACCGTAATGCGCTTGGATGGCGCGAATGGTGGCCGGGCCAAGCAGACCATCAGTGCCACAGCCCAGGCGACGCTGCACGGCGCGGATCAAGTCACTGCCGCCAGCACCGTAGCGGACCACGCTCGAATCGATGGCCGGACGCCAGTAGGTGCGCTCGTCCGGTACCTGCTGGCCGCTGATGATGCCATCCACCGTAGTGCCCATCACCTGCTGCCAACGGCGGACGGTCGCGGGGCCGACATTGCCGTCCACTGCGATGGCACCGGAATTGGCGGCTGGAGCGGAAGACTGGGCGCCCTGGTATCTCAGATAGCAGTTCCATGGATAGTTGTAGTAATTGCGGATGTTGGTTTCGCGGCCCGTCTGGTCGCCAGCCGCACCGTAGGCTGTGCCACGCTCCGAGATGCTTGCCTGTGCGAGCCTGCCGCCGCCCAGATAGACGGCCACGTGGTGCACGTCGTTGAGCAGGATGTCGCCCGGCTGCGGATTACCATTCGCTGGGAGTCGCGTCCATCCGCGCTTGGTCAGCTCACCGGAGAGGTTGCCGGTGTAGGTGGCCGAACCGGTGTCGAAGCCCGCCTCGCGCAGGCAGTGGATTACCAGGCTGGAGCAGTCGCAGTTGCCAGCAGACGCGTTGAAATTCCAACGGTCAGCCTGCGAGTAGCCCATATTGGCCACGGCGCACCAGTAACGCATGCGGTTAATCAAAGCGTTTACGCTTGCCATGTCAGTCCTCCAATCCTTCGACGGCCTTGGCCGCGTCCTCCTCGGACACGACCTGAATGCTCTCGGGCGGCATCGAATCGCCCTGCGGTGTCATTTCCGGCGTCATGGTCACATCATCCATGACAGCCTCCTTCCCACCCCCAATAGGGGGCAATAAAAAGGCCACCTCCGAAGAGATGGCCTTGCGGTTGTGAAAATCGATGTCAGCGCATGTGCGCGCCGTGGTTGAAAATGATGATGAGTGCGAGGAGCAATAGGTAGGTGCCGCCTGCGATCATGAGACGCATCATTGCCTGTCCTCCAAGTATTTTTCGGCGGCCGAGATGATCCAGCATTGCGCGTCGAGTTTTTCAAGCTTCGCCAGCTCGTATCGGACGGCCTCACTGTGGTCGTGTGACTGGTCGCCGTAAATCAGTGAAATCAGCGTGTTTTTTATGGTGTCGCGGCAGAGTTCGTCCATGCGCTCGTCAAAGCGTTCGGAACGTTCGCCGAGCTGCCTCGTCTTGGCGAAATGCTGGGAAAGCACGCTGTTATACGGCAAGCGCTCGGGATTGACGTGGGCATAAAGCCCAGTAGCCAATGATTCGAGCGCCCCCGGCCACACTTTGAGACATAGTGCGATTACCGCGCACGCGCCGCCCACACCACCAAAACCCGCTAAAAACGTTTGAAACACATCACATCTCCTTGAAATCGTTTAATCTTTTGGCATGGTGTCGCCATCGAAATAATTGCCCGGCAATCCCAACGAGACGAGCTGCTGCCACTGGTCTTGAGGCACGCACAAGCCCTTGCTCAGATTGACCGTGCAACCGTTCAGCCCAACGAGAATGCCGTGAGTGGTGCTGGCGGCGGTGAAGACGTAATCCACGCGACAATTCGAACTGACCAGCCCACTATCGCTGCCATTGGTGGTGAGACGCAAGCGCGGATTGTCGCCACTCGTGGACAGCATGTAACAGACGACGCTCGCATGGTATTTCACGCCCGCCGTCAACCCCGTGAAGGTGATGTCCGATGGTGTCGTGTTCGTCGTCTTGACGCTCACACCGTCTTTCGGCATGACGCAGTGATTAACGATGAGACTCATGCCACCACCCCCAATGCGAGGGTCAGGCGCGCGGCATCGTATCCCCGTCGAAATATCCGATGCTGTTGAGCAGAGTCTTGTTCGCCTGATAATCGGCCTGCGTGCAGATGAGTATATTTGTCACGGTGACGGTCGGACTGCCTGACTTGACGGAATAATTCGCTGATAGCGGAGCGGAATTGTTGACGTACGTCATGTAGCTGACACGTTGGCGTGCGCTGAATTCGCCCTGTGTTCCGATAATCGAGACAGTGCCGCCTGTGACGTTCACATCGAAACTGACCCAATATGTCATCCATCTCACGCTCGGAACGGTCGTGAGATGCACCCACTTGTCTGCTTGCAAGGTGATGGTCGAGGATGGGCTCGTGCATAGGTTCGTTATCATCATCGGACACCACCCGCCCGACGAATCGCCTTAATCGCGTGGCATCGTGTCCCCCGAGAAGAAGCCCGGAAGCCCCCCCCCCCCCCCC